GATCACATCTGAAGGTCAGGGTGGGGGTAAATTGTGGAGCATTGACCTGAGTGAGATTTACGATATAGGTTATACAGCGGATGACAAACGAAGATCTTCAGATCAGGAGGCAGGAACTTTGCGGTGAGTTTTGGATGGAACTTCGGCAAATTCTAGAACAAATTGGAGGAGATCCGTCAGTCGTTGATGCCTACATGGACGCCCCTCTCAGTGAGTTTGTAGATTTCGTAGCCCCGAATGGTATAAGGCCCGTCTATAAAAAGACGGGCCACATCCACCACAACTGCCTACCGCCGGATGAGCAGTGACTCGAAAGCGTCAGGCCGACGAGTTCTCTTGATCTCTATGTTGTAGCCGTCAGCCTTGAAACGGAATCCGTCTGCATCACGCTCGCCTCTCTCGTTGAATCGTTTCTTGTGGATGATGGATTTTTTAGGGGACCATCCGCAGAGCCATACTTTCCGTAGACCTTTGTGGACCCGCATGAAGAAGTATACGTCGGCCTCAAACTTACTGAACCTCGTCCTGACAACGGAAGCATTATAGTTTAGCTTAGGTGGGGTGTTGCAGCTCTTAGCCTTAACGTCAACCTTGAGACCTTTATATTCGTAGTCGTGGGTGTAGGACTTATCTCCAACATAGTTAAACTGTTTAAAAGTATTCTCAAAGGCGACCTCACCTAAGAAGCCAGTCATGTTACCTTTGCCATTAGTGAACGATGTCCTAAGATTACCTAAAGCGTCAGATCTTCGGCACGCTTCAGCGACATCTTCTGGTGTAGGTTTGTAAAGTATGAACCGACTCAAAATTTATTTGGTTAAGCATCAAACTCAAGTTTGATTGCTCTAGATGTCCCAGCTAATCCTAAATAAACGCTGTTGTTTTTAACTAAGGCTGCTGTCGAGTAACCTGTTCCGAGGCTCATTATGCCGGAACCTTCTTTGACTGTGGCTTTACCATCCTTAAAGTCATCCTCGTAATCTTTCCACTGAAACTCAAGCGTGTTGGGGTTAATCCGAAAACATTTCGTATCGGCCCAGAATGCGCTATATAGCCAACCATCAGGCCCAAGATAGCCGTGAAAGTTTTTGTTTTTATTTGCAACCGCTAGGTAGTCTTCAGGTAACTTAAATTCTTGGTAAGAATCGTCTTCGCAGTTGATTACCAAAAACATTTTACCCTGTCGCGGCAGGCAGAAGATTTTGTTCACCGACTCAACATAGGTAGCCCCTACATATTTTACTGAGAAGCCGTATACACCAGACGTGACTGGTAGGCCATCTAGATATTTAAACCCTCCATTTTTGTCGATCTTTGCGACACTCGTTCCAAGCGCGGGCGGCATGTAAACCTCCCCCTTCTTGTCAGTAGCTGCTCCCCAGATGTGGTTAAAATTCGCGGGCCTTTTCGGCTTAGGTGGTGTGAAGGAGGATACTTCCTCTGTATTGGTATCGTAGGTGAAGATCTGGAGTGTCCTCGTATATGACGGCATGTAGATTATCCCGTTGTTTCCTTCGGCTCCTGACCGCACTTGCGGACTCATCCTGAATTTCTTTTCTACAGAAATAGATCCTGTCTTCCTATCCAATCTAGCTATCGAACTGGCGTAAGCGGGCAGGAAATAAGTGTAGCCGTCTGAGGCTTTTACGTTCCCGATGAACCCCTTGTATCCCGTATCCTGTTTCTCGATTCGGTCAGCCGCAGTATCGGTTTTAATATGCACGTCTGACTTATAACCTAATGAGTGGATTGTGCCATCATCGCCAAGAGCCATCGTACGGGTCTTTGTCAGGTTCCCCTTAAACTCGCCATCTAGATACTTGAATCGGGGCCAAGGCGTAGAACTAGAACTAGAACTAGAACTAGAACTAGAACTAGAGCTAGAGCTAGAGCTAGAGCTAGAACTAGAACTAGAGCTAGAGCTAGAGCCTTCTTCCTTAAGGTTTTTTAAAATCTCTTGGAGAAGTTTAATTATTTTTTCTAGTGCTTGATAGATCAAAATTTACCTTTCCTACGGCGGATGTTTTTAAGGATCTTAGCTGTTTTCCTATGCTTTGCGGTCTTCTCCGCGATACTTTTAGGTTGCTTAACGTGTTGTTTACCTGCCTTCATGCCCTCTCTTTTCTTCTGACTAGTTCGGGCATACTCTTCGTCGGTTAAAGCTTCACGCGCAGCTTTCGGCAAATACCGCTCACCTGTCTCCAAAGACGGCTTGCCGGATTTAGTTCCCCATTTCTCCCGTGTCCAATTGTCGAGAGACCTCTGTGACCTACGTTTTGGCATCAGTATCCAGACTTAGGAGTAGACCGCTTACTAATTATTTTATTAACCTTCTTTTTAGTAGAAGACTTTTTTGCTGTTTTCTTGTGTTTGTATCCTTTTTTAGACATAGCTAAATGTTGTTCATAGGTTTCGGCCATATAACCTTTACCGTTTTTGTCGTACATCATGTGTGGTTTAAAATCTTTTTTCATTAGTTTCTGTAGCCTCCTCCTGCTTTTTTATATCTTGCTGCTAGTAGCTGCGCTTTGCGGGCCGACCACTGGCCAGCTTTACCGCCTTTTGTTCCCGCTAAAATTCTTCTAAACATACGCTTACGCATCTTAGGCTTCGTATAGTTTCCCGCCTCATTGACGCGAGACTTAGATTTCTTACGTTTAACTTTCTTGAGGACTTTTCTTTTACTCATTATTTCAAGCGTTTAAGGATTCGTTCGTAAGCCGGAAAGAAAACTTCGTCGATGCAACGGATACAGGCTTCTTCCTGAAAGCTCTCGCAGAACGAGATGCCAGAGATATGGAAGGCGGCGTGTAACATTTCATGACGTAAGGTCGGTATAATTTCGTGTTCAGGTAGTTTCTTATGTAACTGGATTATTCGTTTTTCGTGTAAGTATTGTCCGTAGCAATCATCTAACTCAGTCCTGTGAATCTTGATCCGCTGACCAGCGATCATGACTGACTTTAGTGATTTCACTTCTTAGATCGGTTTTTTGATTTGCTGAGTAATCTTAAATTTTTACGTGAGTTGTTTTTCGGATTCCCGTCCTTGTGGTCAACGTCTTTACCGTTGACCTTCTTACCTAAAAGCTTCTTCATCTTACGGCGTGCGCCATTACGGCTAGCCCGATTCTTTTTCTGTTTCGGTTTACCTTGGTAGTTGTCGTATTCTTTTCGGTAGTTTCTCATGCGTTGTTAAAGTATTCGACAATCGCTTGCGCGTATACGTCGGCTAGTAGTGAGTGCTTTGCGTCAAAGAGAATCCATTCCTTCGGGGAACTGCCGAAGAAAGGCTCACATATTACGGCGGGTGGTGGGACGCTCCGCAAGAATCCGGCTCCGCGACCGTCAGACTCAATTGCTTTGACGCCTCTGTCCTTCTGCACTTTGAAGGTTTCAGAATGTGCTTTACAGAAGCAGTCAGCTAAACGCCGTCCGTTATTACTCGTATGGTAGTAGAGGTATTCGTAACCCTCTGCTTTTGAGCTTGAGTAGCTGTTGAAGTGAAGCTCAATCGCAATGTCACACTTCTCTTTTGCTACGCTCTGTCCAATCCAATCCATCGCACGTCCGTAACTCTCTGATGGGTAATCATCAAAAACAACCGAATGAATTCCTTGATGACGTAGGTGGTTCTGCAACAGGTCAGCGACCTTCTTGTTATAAGACCACTCGTCCACGCCTCCAACAGAACTCGCCCCTTTGTCGCCGATCCGGCTGTGGCCGACACAAATAGCGACTTTCTTGAGCTTCTTTACCTTCTTACGTTTAGCAGCTTTAGCCGCTCTGTAGGCGGCTACCAATTCGAGAATCTTGTCGAGTATTTCGTTCGGTCTCATTTCGCGATAATAATGGCGCGTCGGTAGCTGTAATCGCTGTGGAACTTCTGCCCATCACCGACGAAGATGCCTTCCTTAAACTGATACTCAGCTCCCTCAATCAACGTGATTGTTGGTGGATCGTAGAGCGCACTTCTGTTCAAAGCGGAGGCGTCGCGATAGCCTTTCGATACGCAGCTTGGCAGCAGCAGAGCCGTCAGCAGCGAGATCGTCGATTTCATCTTCCAGCTCATAAATATAACATCTCCTTTTCCAGTTCAATGTAGCAACATAAGCTTTGATTAGCTCAGTGAGCAGCTTGATCACTTTTCCTTAGCCTTGAAGACATTAAGCGCGAGCCAGTCTACAATCTTATACGCCTTGCCGATGAATGTATCATCCTTCGGTGTAGGGGTAAGGGCAGCTATAGCGGACGCGGCTGCGATGACGGCGGTGACGATTCCGAAGAGTTCGTCTTTGTTTTCTAATATGTAATCAATCATTTCTTACGATTTTTGAATTTTTCAACTGCTGTTATAGCAGAGAGGACGG